CGCGCGGCTGGCTGGACCCCCACGCCACGACGCGCGGCTGGCTGGACTCCCACGCCTCGACGCGCGGCTGGCTGGACCCCCACGCCACGACGCGCGGCTGGCTGGACCCCCACGCCACGACGCGCGGCTGGCTGGACTCCCACGCCTCGACGCGCGGCTGGCTGGACTCCAACGCCTCGACGCGCGGCTGGCTGGACTCCCGCGCCTCGACGCGCGGCTGGCTGGACCCCCACGCCTCGACTGAGAGCGAAACCTTCGCGTTGACGATCAGATAGGGCGACGCCGTGCCGCGAAGGGTCAGGCTGAAGTCGCCCGACACGAGTTCGATGGCTTCGGTGCCGTGGATGGCCGCGTCAAGCTCGGCCTGCGTGCGTACTTGGATGGTCACGATTACTCCTGTTGGAATTGCGGGCAGCGCCCGCGGATCACGTACAGTTCGTCGCCGCGCTGGCCGACCGTGCAGTAGGTGCCGCCCCGCAGCGCCGGCCGCGAGTGGCGGCACTCCGGGCACTGCGGCTTGGCGTTCAGGTCGCGCACCGGCACTTGAACGGGCTCGTTCACAGCGACTCCCATCCGGTGCGCACGTCGCGGAAGTGGTGCAGGCCGACGACCCGGCACGCAGCTTCGAGCGCTTGCAGCGCTATCACGCACTGCTCGCGGGTGAATTGCGCGAGGCTCGCCGGCAGGCCGTGGTGCTGGCAGGCCGTGAGGTACGCTTCGCGGGCGCCGGGATGCGTGCCGGTCGAGCGCAGGAGCCGGTCCTGATGGAAGCCGACCCGCGCCTGCGCGGGGGTGAGGTCGATGTTCATTCGGCCACCATCGGCACTTCGTCGAGCGGGCAGATCGGCGTGCCCATCTCCATCCACTTGCCGGCGACGCGCACCGTGTAGCCGCACTCCGGGCACGCGCACTTCAGCATGCGGGTCGTCTGCTTTTTCTCGTTCGCGCTCGCGATCAGGCGCTTGTGCGGGTAGGGCGGGAGCGCCTTCAGCACCGCGTCGCCGATGTGCTGTTTAAACGCTTCACCCGCACCGCAGGACTTCGGGGCGCCTTCGAGGTGCAGCGCGCGGGCGCACGTCACGAACTTGCCCTTGTGCTTCGCCTTCAGGCCGACCGCGGCGTGCACGAGTTCGTGCGTGAGCACGCCGAGCACGTTCATCGCGTCATCGAGCACGGGCGAGATGAACACCTCGAAGTGCTTGTCGCCCGAGGACTCGGCGGACCAGCACTCGCCGATCCTCTGTGCCTTGCAAGCGAGCGCCGAGCGCGAGGGGAACCCGCACGTCATGCGCACGTTCGTCGGCACCGGGAAGCCTGCGGCCTCGAAGTGCGGGCGCAGCAGGATCGCGGCGGCGTTGAGCCAGCTTTCGCGGGTGTCTACGCTCACGACACGCGCTCCGGGTCCATGTCCCACGCCAGTTGCGGATCGACGTTGCCGGCTCGGTCGTAGCGGTACTCGACGATGCCGGCAGGCCACTCGACGCGCACGAGGCGCTTCGCCTCGTCCACGGACGCGGCCTTCGCACCGCTCCGCATGATCGCGGAGGCGAGGCGCGCGGGGGTGGAGTAGGTGCGCGGGCTGCCGTAGTTCTGCTTCGCGACGGTGGGGTTCACGACGCAGCCCCTTCACGGATGGAGCGCTCGCACGCGGCGAGGTACAGGGCGTGCTCGCGCACGCTACCCATCGGCGCCACGATGTCGGAGTCCACGAGGCCGGCGTAGCGGCGCGCGTTCCAGCGCTGTCGGCTGATCGGGTCGGCCAGCAGACGCTTCGCCACCATCTCGGCGTCTTCGCAAGTGGCGTACTGCTCGGTGCGGCCGTCGAGCGTGAGTTCGTACCACGCGGTCTTGAGCCGATCGGCGAGGGGCACGAGCACGCCGCTGAAGAGGTTGCGCGGCATCTCGTCGTACCGCTCCACCTTCGCGATGACGGCGGGGAAGATCGGGCCGGCGGACCACGGCTGCACGCCGCTATGCCCGAGGGCGTCGATGCCTTGCTTGGCAAGGGCTTTGAGGCTGGAGGTCATTGTTCGTCCCGTTGTGTGGTTGAGTGCTACGGGACGGACTATATCAAACAGGCGTACTCGCATGCCAGTGAAACTTTTCTATCGCTCGCAACGGAGCGATAGCTGACTGCTATTTCAGGGGTGAGCTACCTAGAGCAGCGTGAGGAGGCGATCGAGGTGCGCAGCGTCCACGCCGCTGCCGCTCGTCACGGCCTGCTCGTAGACGAGCGCGACAAGCTCGGCGAACTTCGGGTGGCGCGCTATGCCGCGCTTCTCCAGCGCGGCGCCCACTGCGCGCACGGATGCGGCGAGGAGCGTGCGATCGGTGCCCTCGAAGGGCGTTGCCTCTCCCGGCTTCTGGTCTAGGCAGTACGCCGGCAGGCGCAGCTTGCCCTCTAGCGCGCGGGCACCGCGCTCGCCGAGAACCCTCTTCCCGGTGGCGAGGTTCGACAAGTAGCTCGGGTTCTTGTACCCGAGGGAACGACTCACGGCGGCAACGCCACCCCGTTCTTCGATCTTTTTCTTGAGGTTCTGCCGCCGCAATTCCCGAAGATCGGTCATGGCGACGTGCTCCTCTCGACTGCGAGGGCGGATGGTGCGCCCGCCGACCCGTCCGCGTCAAGGCGGGTTATGCCCCTTCGCTTGCAACAGTTTTCTGTAAAGGCATACTCGGCCGCTCCTATGCCTACCTCACCCCTCGCCGCACCCGTCGTGCTGATCGCCCGCCAGTTCTGGCGCGGCGCGCACTGGACGAAGACGCCGAGCGGGCCGCGCCTCGTGCGCGAGCCGCTCAAGCACTCCCACATAGAGCGCCACGTAGAGAACGGCCCCGCCGTGGGCCTCGCGCCGATCACGCCGGGCACGAGCACCACGCGCGTCGCGGTGCTCGACTTCGACTCGCACAAGGGCGAGGCGACGTGGGAGGAGATGGTCGCAGTCGCGCGTCGCGTCGTCGTCGCGCTGCGCGAGGCGAATTGCGCGCCCGTGCCATTTCGTTCGAGCGGCGGGCGCGGCATCCACCTCTATTGCTTCTGGCAGGACGAGCAGGATGCGTTCAGCGTGCGAACGCTCCTCGTCGCCGCGCTCGCGAAGGCAGGGCTCGCGAACGGCACGAAGGGCGTGAAGGCGGGCGAAGCCGAGGTGTTCCCCAAGCAAGACGACGTGCCGCTCGAAGGCGTCGGCAACATGATCGTGCTCCCGCTCACGGGCGAGAGCGTGCCGCTCGACGACAACACGCTCGACATCCGCGACTACAGCACCGCCGAGGAGATGGTCAAACTACCACTCTCGGAGCCCGTCCCGGTGGTTGCCAAGCCTACTGTACAAGCGTACAGTATGCCCGTTGCGCCGTCCAACTCCCTCGCCGATGTTCGATCGGCACTGGCGGCGATCCCCAACGAGGCCGAGCACTCGCTCGACTACGATGCGTGGCGCAACATCGTCTTCGCGATCCACTACGCGACGGACGGCTCGGACGAAGGACTCGCTCTCGCGATCGAGTTCTCCGCACGCTCGCCGAAGTTCGACGAGACGTTCCTGCGCGAGCGCGTGTGGCCGTACGTGCGCACCGCGCGCGGCGGCAAGCTCGTCACGGAGCGGTCGCTCTTCGATCGTGCACGCAAGCACGGGTGGGTCGAGCCCGTGCTCGGCGACTTCGACGACCTCAATGCTGCCGGCCCGGCGCCTGCGGAGGGCAACGATACGCCCACTGCCGCCGGTCCCGATCCAAGCCCGGCGCCGGCAGCGCCCGCGGTGCCGCATGTGGCATCTTCCGCGCCGCGCTACCAGTTCGTGCCGCATTCGACATTCGCGAATCACGCACCGCCGAGGTGGCGCGTGAAGGGCGTGCTCCCTGACGCCGAACTCGCGCTCGTCATCGGCCAGTCCGGTGCCGGGAAGTCCTTCATCGCGCTCGATCTGGCCTTCGCCATCGCGCAGGGCGTGCCGTGGCGCGGCCGGCGCGTTCGGCAGGGGGTCGTGGCCTACGTCGCCGCCGAAGGCGCTGGCGGCTTCAGGAACCGCTTGCAGGCGTACCAGCAGCACTTCGGGCTCGAAGACGTGCTCCCGTTCCATGTGCTCGGCGCCGCGCCGAACCTCTTGCAGAAGGAAGACGTGCGCGACCTGATCGCGGCCGTGAAGGCGCTCGGCCCCGTGGACGTGGTGTTCCTCGACACGTTCGCGCAGATGACGGCCGGCGGCGACGAGAACTCGGCCGAGGACATGGGCCGCGCGCTCGGGCACTGCAAGGCGCTGCACCGCGCGTGCGGCGCGACGATCGTGCCCGTGCATCACTTGGGCAAGGACGTGACGAAGGGCGCGCGAGGCTGGAGCGGGATGCACGCCGCAGCCGACGCGGTGCTCGAAGTCGCGCGCGGGGAGGGCGCCGAGCGCGCGATGCGCATCTCGAAGCAAAAGGACGGCGAGGACGGCGAGGTGCTCCCCTTCAGGCTCGAAGGGGTGACGATCGGCACGGACGCGGATGGTGACGAAATCACCTCCTGCGTGGTGCATCACGTTGAGGAGGCCACGACCCCCGGCGCGAAGCGCGAGCCCCGCGGCCCGACCGAGCGGCTCGTGTGGCGCGTGGCGCACGACCTCGCCGAACTCGGCGGGGGCGACCTGACGGTGGCGGCGATCATCGAAGGGGCCGTGGGGCGCCTCGCGCGCGACCCGGCGAAGCGCGATCGGCGGCGCGATGTGGTCATGCGGGCGCTCCAAGCGCTCGCTACCGGGAGCTTCCTCGCGATCGAAGGCGACCTCGTGAGATTGCCCTCATGTTAGCAACCACTATCCCACAACTCCCACAAGTGGGATCGAGTGGGAGTGGGTGGCAGGCGCCCGCCATCCCACCCACACCACAGCAGCCTATGGGCTGTGGTGTGGGTGGGAGGCGCCAGTGGGATTCGGTGGTTGAACCTGCAAATTTTTACCGATTCAGGGAGGAAGTGCGAATGAGTGCCCCCCGCCGTAAGTCGAACCTCGTGGCCGTGAACGAGGCCGGGCGCCGCATCGGCGAGTCGCATCCGCGCGCGAAGCTGACGGACCACGAAGTTGACCTGATCCGTGATTTGATCGAGGACACGGTAGACCCGGCAACGGGCAAGGTCGTGCTGAAGGGCCTGAGCTACGGCGAGATTGCGCGCAAGTTCGAGGTGTCGAAGGGAACGGTGTTCGACATCGTTTCGTGTCGCCGCCGTGCGCAGACGCCGAGCACGTTCAAGCGTGTCGCCGTGCCCGACGACATCGCGGGCGAGCCCGAAGACTGAGCGTACGCTTCAGCCGGTTGCGAATCCGCAAACTTTCGCAACTATGGCCGAATTGAAGCGACGCCGCGAACTCTTCGCCCGCGAGTACCTCAAGGACTTGCACGGCACGAAGGCGGCGCTGCGCGCCGGCTACTCGGCCGCGAGTGCGCACACGGAAGCGAGCCAACTGCTCGCGATCCCCGAGGTGCAGGAGCGCATCGCCGAACTCGCGCTGGCGCGAAACGAGAAGCTCGAAGTCGAAGCGCGCGACGTGGTGCTCGAACTCGTGCGCATGCTGAACTCCGACCCCGCGCTCGTGTGCAACGAGGACGGGACGGTGAAGAGTATCCACGACATTCCGATCGACGCGCGCCGCGCGATTGCGAGCTTCGACGTTGAGGAACTGTGGCACGGGCGCGGCGAGGACCGCGTGCAAGTCGGCGTGCTGAAGAAAGTGCGGTTCTGGAACAAGGACCGCGCGGCCGAACTGCTCGGCCGGCACCTTCGCCTCTTCGTCGATCGCATCGAGGCGAAGCACGAGGGCACGCTGAACGTGCTCACCGGCATTCCAGACGACGCCGAGCGCGTGTGACGAAGACGCTCGACCTCGGGTATCGCCCGCGCGACTGGCAGAGGATTTGTCATCTCGAACGCAAGCGCTTCACGGTGCTCGCGCTTCACCGCCGCGCCGGCAAGACCGAACTCGCGATTCGTGAACTCGTGGACAAGGCGCTGCGCTGCTCGCTGCCGCTCGGGAACTTCCTCTACGTCGCGCCGTACCTGAAGCAAGCGAAGGCGATTGCGTGGTCGCGCCTGAAGACGTGCGTCGCGCCCCTCGTGGCAGTCGGGCGCGCGGAGGTGAGCGAGGTAGAACTCACCGTTCGCTTCCCGCACAACGGCGCGCAGATTCGCATCTTCGGCGCCGACAACCCGGACGCGATGCGCGGCATGCGCATCGACGGCGTGGTCATCGACGAAGTGGCGCAGATCAAGCCCGAGGTGTGGATCGACATCCTCCAGCCGGCGCTCTCGGATCGCAAGGGATGGGCGCTCTTCATCGGCACGCCGCAGGGCGTGAACCTCTTTTCCGAACTCTACTACCGCGCGCAGACGCTCCCCGAGTGGCACGCGAAGCTCTTCACCGTGTACGACACGGACGCGCTCGACCGCGACGAGGTAGAGCGACTGAAGCGCGACATGAGCGACACGTCGTTCGCGCGCGAGTACCTCTGCGACTTCACCGCCGCAGGCGAGGATCAACTGATTTCGCTCGCGCTGGTGGAGGAGGCCGCGCGTCGCGAGTACAAGGCCGACGCCTACATGCACGCGCCGCGCATCCTCGGCGTGGACGTGGCGCGCTTCGGCGACGATCGCAGCGTCATCTTCCCGAGGCAGGGGCTCGCGGCCCGCGCGCCGATCGTCATGCGCGGGCTCGACAACATGCAAGTCGCCGCGCGCGTGGCGCAGGAGATTGACGAGTGGCACCCCGACGCGACGTTCGTGGACGTGGGCATGGGCGCGGGCGTCATCGACCGGCTGCGGCAACTCGGCTACGAAGTCATCGCAGTGGACTTCGGCTCTCGCGCGACGAACGCGGCGCGCTTCGTGAACAAGCGTGCCGAGATGTGGTTCGACTTGCGCGACGCGCTCGACGCCGGGCTCGCGATCCCGAACATCGTCGCGCTGAAGCAGGAGCTTGCGACGCCGACCTACTGGTTCGACGGCGCGCAGCGCGTGGTGCTGGAGCCGAAGGACGAAATCAAGAAACGCCTCCTCGGCGCGTCGCCCGACCTCGCCGACGCGCTCGCGCTCACGTACGCGATGCCCGTGGTGCCGAAGCGCGTGAAGGCCGACCCGACGCGCGTTCGTACGCTTGAGCGCCAGAAGCACGGACATGATCCGTACGCATTGATGGAGCCACGATAGGAGTAGTCCCCATGTGCCTTCCCGCCGGAGTATTGCCCGTGCTGCAAGCGGTATCCGCGGGGCTTGGCATCATGAAAGCGCTGGATGGCGGTGGGAGCAAGACCGCCGACGCCGCGCCCCCGCCGGCTGCACCCGCCGCACCGCAGGAACCGCAAGCCGTCGCGCAACCGCAGGCGGCGAAGATGCCCGACGAGCAGGCCGCGCGCAAGGCGGCGACCGCGGCCGTGGCGAACCTGCCCGGCGCCTCCTCGGGCGGCACGATGCTCACCGGCACGGCCGGCGTCGATCCCGCGAAGCTGTTGCTCGGGAAGAACTCGCTCCTCGGGGCGTAGCGTGCGAGCACTCGCCCGCCTGACGCGCTGGTTGCGCGACGTGCGAGAAATCGCGTCGTTGCGCGGCTTCGCGCCTCCGCGGGGGGCGTGGCGATGAAAGAGCTTCGCGACAAGCACATGCGTCGATGGGGCGCGCTCGTGAAAGAGCGCGCGACGTGGCTGCCGCGCTATCAGGCACTCTCGCAGTACATCCTCCCGTTCTCCGGGCGCTACTTCGCGCAGGACCGCAACCGCGGCGACAAGACGTTCAACCCGATCTACGACTCGACAGGCACGCGGGCGCTGCGCATTCTCGCCGCCGGGATGATGGCCGGCATGACGAGCCCGGCCCGGCCGTGGTTCCGCCTCGCCGTGAGCGACCCGGACCTGATGGAAGCCGATCCGGTGAAGACGTGGCTGAACAACGTGTCGCAACTGATGCGCGACATCTTCGCGCGCTCGAACACGTACCGGAGCCTGCACTCGATGTACGAGGAACTCGGGTGCTTCGCCACGAGCGCGAATCTCGTGGAGGCGAACTTCGAGAACGTCATCCATAATCACACGCTGACCGCGGGCGAGTACGCCATCGCGACCGACGAGTTCGGGCGTGTAAACACGCTTTACCGCGAGTTCGACATGACGGTCGCGCAAGTGGTCGAGAAGTTCGGCGGCGCGAAGGCGAAGAGCGGCGCGATCGACTGGTCGAACATCTCGCTTCGCGTGAAGAACTTGTGGGATCAGGGGCAGTTCGACGAATGGATCACGGTGCTCCACTGCATCGAGCCCCGCGCGCAGGACGATCGCGACGAGCGAAAGCGCGACGCGAAGAACATGGCGTTCTGCTCGTGCTACATCGAAGTCGGCGGCGACGAGTGGAAGGTGCTGCGCGACTCGGGCTACAAGGAATTCCCCGGCATGGGGCCGCGCTGGCACACGCGCGGCGGCGACGTGTACGGCAACGGCCCGGCCTTCGAGGCGCTCGGCGACATCAAGCAGCTTCAGCACGAGCAGTGGAGGAAGGCGCAGGCGATCGACTACATGGTGCGCCCGCCGATCGCGCTACCGGGAGACATGAAGGCGCAGGAGGTGGACACGCTGCCCGGCGGTGTCATCTACCTCGGCGCGAATGCGGGTGCCGGTGCTGCGCGCGGGCACAACTTGCTTGACGTGCGCATCGACCTGAACCACTTGCTTGGCGACATTCAGGACGTGCGCCAGCGCATCAACAACTCGTTCTACGCCGACCTCTTCATGATGATTTCCAACGACCAGCGCCGCATGCCGGTGACTGCGCGGGAAATCGCCGAGCGCCACGAGGAGAAGCTCCTCATGCTCGGGCCGGTGCTGGAGCGCCTGCACGACGAAATGCTCGGCCCGTTCATCGACATCACGTTCGCGAAGATGGTCGAAGCGGGGATCGTTCCGCCCCCGCCGCAGGAGATGCAGGGCGCGGACATGAAGGTCGAGTTCGTGAGCACGCTCGCGCAGGCGCAGCGTGCGGTGGGCTTGGGCGCGCTCGATCGCCTGATCGGCACCGTCATGCTCGTTGCGCCCGCGCGCCCCGACGCGATGGACAAGATCGACGTGGATCAGGTCATCGACAAGTACAGCGACATGCTCGCCGTGGACCCGACCGTCATCGTGGCCGACGAGAAGGTCGCGCTCATTCGCGCCGATCGCGCCAAGCAACAGGCGGCGGCGCAGGCCGCAGCCGCAGCCCCGCCGATGGCGAAGGCCGCAAAGGACATTTCGCAGGCGGACCCGAATCAGGTCCGCGATGTCATGCAGCAGTTCACCGGGTACTCGGGAGGTTGAGATGGCAACGATCGACAAGACCGTGACGGAGGCGCCGGGCGATGGCTTCGTCGCTGCGTGGGGACCGCTCGCGAACGACGACGTGGGCGCAGCGCTCGCGGGCTACGGAGCCCCCGACCGTTGCGTGCAGGTAGAGGGCTTCCTCGACGGCGCGACTGTCGTGCTGGAGGGCTCGAACAACGGCGCGGACTGGCACACGCTGCGCGACCCGACCGGCACGGCGCTCTCGTTCACCGCGGCGGGGCTGAAGGGCGTGCTCGAAGTGCCGCGCTACGTCCGCCCGAGCGTGAGCGGTGGCGGGGCGTCAACGGCGGTGAATGTGTCGCTCTTCATTCGCGGCCAACGGTAGGGAGGCGGGCATGCTCAACATTGACGAACTGAAGAAAGTGGTGCGCGGCTACGAGGCGGTCATCGCGCTGGCCGAGGCGGTCGAGAAGAATGCGGCGCTCGCGCGCGGCATCGACGAGAACGAAAGGCTCCTCGCGGCCAAGCGCGCCGAGGTGGCGACGGCGCTCGGGGAACTCGACGCAGCGAAGGCCGAAGTCGAGAAAGCGCGTTCGCAGGCGATTCAACTGGTGTCGAACGCGCGGGCGGAAGCGAACGAGCTTCTCGACGAGGCGAGCGCCAGCGCCAGCGAGAAGGTCGCGAAGGCCGAGCGCGAGTCCGAGGAGTTCCTCGGCGCGGCGCGCGAAGACCTCGCCAAGCTGGAGGAGGCGACGGCCGAGGCGCGCAAGCGCCTCGACGTGGTGAACGCCGGCATCGCGAAGGCCGAGGCCGAGCGCGAGGCGGTGCAAGGCGCCATTGCCGACCTGAAGGCGAAGCTCGGGGCCTGACATGGGTGCGGCGACGAAGTTTCAGCAGTTCGTGCAGGACTTGGCGCATCAAGTGCACAAGCTCAACACGGACACGCTGAAGCTCATGCTCACGCTCGTCGCGCCCGTGAACACGAACGCGGTCAAGGCGAACCTCACCGAAATCGCGGCGGGCAACGGCTACACGGCGGGCGGCACGGCCATCACGATCACGACCGCCGCGCAGTCGGCCGGCACCTACACGCTCGCCGGCAATCAGGTCGTCTTCACGGCGGCGGGCGGGGCGATGGCGAACTTTCGCTACGTCGCGCTCTACAACGACACTCCGGCGAGCCCGCTCGATCCGCTCGTCGCGTTTTGGGACTACGGTTCTACGCTGACGCTGAACGATGGGGAGTCGCTCACCGTGTCCTTCAACAGCGCGAACCCCGGAACGATACTCACCATCGCATGACGACGGTCAACGACTTTCGCGCGGCGCGCAAGTTCGAGTGCTGCCGCCAGTTCGGCAACCTCGTGCGCGAGCAGACGCAGCCCGATCGCTTCGTCGAGTATTGCGCGTGCGGGCGCAAGCACTACGTCCTTGAGGCCGATCCCGTAGTCATCGACACAGTTGCGAAAGAGGCGGCTTGATGCCGCTCTTTCAATCCAGCGGGCTCGCGCAACAAGAGGGCGCCCGCGTTGTGGTCGGCGCGGACGGCGAAGCGCTGTTCGCGCTCGTCAAGCAGGGCGCTGCTGCGGAGGCAACCATCGAGGCCCCTCCGCGCACTTGGCTGACGGCCGATCAACTGGAAGCTATCGCTGCGCTATGTGCTGCGGTGGCGTCGGAACTGCGCAATGGCAATTACGACTGAAGATGGCATTGTCGCGGGGATGAAGCCCCCGGTGGCCTTCACGAAGGCCACATTCACGGGCGAGGCGGCGGGGCAGTTCCACAACCTCGCGCACGTTGCCGGCAACCCCGGTGCGTGGACGCTCGCCGCGCCGGGCCTCGCGGGCGTTGCCATCAGCACGTCGAACCAGATCGGCGGCAACCTGAACTTCGAGAACCCGTCGAGCGCGAACGCATACCTCGCCAAGCTCGCCGCGTCGGTCGGGGCGAACATCGTCGGGCTTCTGCTCTACGATCTGCTCTGGTACAACACCGGCCTCGCCGAAGCGACCACAACCGCGCAAACGGTGAACTCTGCGGCGTGGCCTGCGCGCGACGCAGACGGCAGCACAAACGGGCGTCAAGTCGAAATCTGGCTCACAACCACGACGGCCACGACGAACGCTGGCGCGATCACGAACACGACGTACTCCTACACGAACTCGGCTGGCACCGCCGGGCGCAGTGCGGGCCTCGCGTACTCGTGGCCCGCGACGGCCGTTGCCGGGACCGCGGTCCCGTTCGCGCTGCAAGGCAGCGACGTGGGCGTGCGCTCGGTGCAGTCGATCACGCTTGGCACGAGCTACGTCGCCGGGCAAGTCGATGCCATCGCACTCCGCCGCATTGCCTACGCGCCGATGGTGGGCGCGACCTCGGGGATGCTCCTCGACTGGGCCGCGCTCGGCCTCCCGCGCCTCTACGACAACTCCGCTCTCTACCTGATGGCACTCCTCTCGGGTACTGCGGCGGGCGCGGTGACGGGCGACCTCGCGTACTCGCACGGGTGACGCAGCGTGGCGACCGAACAGGCGCCGCTGAACAAGTGGGTGCTCGGCGCGAACCTGCGCTCGCGCTCGCGCCCGATGGCGTTCCGCCGTCCCTACGGCGAGCCTTCGATTGCGCGCGTCGAGTTCTTCGGTGCGGCGAGTGGTGGCGCGGCATACTCGCTCAACGCCGACCCCGCCGCGTTCACCGTCAGCGTGCAGGCCGCTGCGGCACTCGCCGCGCGCAGGTTCACCGCTTCGCCCGCGGCGTACGCCTTCACCCCTTCCGCGGCTTCGGTGCTTGCTGCGCGCAAGATCGCCGCAGCCCCCGCCGCCTTCGCCATCACGCCATCCGCGGTGTCCGCTCTAGCTGCCCGCAACCTTGCCGCACTGCCCGCGGCCTTCGCCGTGACGCCATTCGGTGCGTCGCCCATCGCGACTCGTCGTTTAAACGCTACTCCTGCGGACTTCGCCGTCGTGCTGACGGATGCGGGGCTCGCGTACTCCTCGCCTTCCGGCGATCCGGTCACGTACCTGATCTTCGCTCGCAGGAAGGCGCGGCGCTGACCGTACGCTTGATCGCGCGCGACGCGCTTAACGTGCGACTCAATGAACGAGCGCGATCCGCGTGACATAGCGGCGATCGAAGACGACGCGAGAGCGAAGTCGGAGCGCCGCAGGCTCGACGAAGAGCAGCACGCGAAAGACCTCGTGAAGTTGATGGCCGAGACGTGGGGGCGCCGCTTCGTGTGGCGAATGCTCGCGGAGGCCGGCGTGTTCAGGTTGTCGTTCAGTTCGGACGCGCTCGCTATGGCGTTCAACGAGGGCGGCAGGAATCAGGGCTTGAGGCTGGTCGCGCTACTGCACCAGCACTGCCCGCAGCAGTACGAGCGAATGGTCACGGAGAACCGCACCGCATGAGCGAAGACGTGCAAGGCGCGACGGAGTTCAAGGTCGAAGACGCAACGGCGTTCCTCACCGAGCACGGCGTCGATCCCAAGTCGCTCGAAGGCGCGACCCCGGAAGACCTGAAGACGCGCTACGAGTCGGCGCGCACGATCGCCGAGAAGGCGAGCGCGAAGGCCGCACCGAAGGCGCCGGAGAAGTACGAGGCGTTCAAGCTGCCCGAGGGCTCTTCGCTCGACGACGGGCTCGCGAAAGAATTCGAGGGCGTCGCCCGCGAGGCGGGGCTCGATCAAGGCAAGGCGCAGAAGGTCGTGGACCTCGGCGCGAAGCTCGCCTCGAAGCTGCAAGCCGACATCACGGCGAAGGTCGAAGCGGCGCAGAAATCGTGGGTGGACGCCTCGAAGGCGGACGCCGAGTTCGGAGGCGCGAAGTTCGACGAGAACCTCGGCACCGCGAAGAAAGCCATCGCGACGTTCGCTTCGCCGGAACTCACGAAGCTGCTGAACGAGAGCGGGCTCGGGAATCACCCCGAAGTCATCCGGCTCTTCTGGAAAGTGGGTCAGGCGATCAGCGAAGACAAGCTGGTCGCGGGCTCGAAGGCACCGGCCTCCAACGCCGGCATGTTCGTGTACGACAAGTCGCAGCACGCTGCGTAGAGATAGGAGCGCCACATGGCAACCCTCGCCACGACCCACCCGACCCTGCTCGACCTGAAGAACCGGATGGACCCGAACGGGAACGTCTCGAAGATCGTCGAAATCCTCAACCTCACGAACGAAATCATCGACGACGCCGTGTGGCTGGAGGCGAACGAGGCCACCGGGCACACGACCACCGTGCGCACGGGCCTCCCGGCGCCGACGTGGCGCAAGCTCTACGGCGGCGTGCAGCCGGCCAAGAGCACGACCGTCAAGGTGACGGACTCCCTCGGCTCGCTCGAAGCGTACGCCGAGGTGGACAAGAAACTCGCCGACCTGAACGGCAACACCGCGGCTTTCCGCATGACGGAAGACATGGCGCACATCGAGGGCATGAACCAAGAGTTCGCGCAGACCCTCATGTACGGCAACGAAGGCACCGCGCCGGAGGAGTTCACCGGCTTCGCGCCGCGCTTCAACTCGCTCTCCGCGGCGAACGCCGACAACGTGTTCTCGGCCGGCGGCGCCGGTTCCGACAACACCTCGATCTGGCTCGTGGTGTGGGGTCCGACGACCGTGCACTGCATCTACCCGAAGGGCCTCCCCGCCGGCCTCAAGATGACGGACAAGGGGCAGGTCACGATCGAGGACGTGGACGGCGCGGGCGGGCGCATGGAAGCCTACCGCTCCCACTACTCGTGGGACTGCGGCCTCGTGGTGCGCGACTGGCGCTACGTCGTGCGCATCCCGAACATCGACGTGTCCGACCTGAACGGCCTCACCGGCACGCAGGCGATCACCGCCTCGACGAGCGTGCTGAAGCTCATGACGAAGGCGCTGGAGTACGTGCCTTCGCTCACGATCGGCCGCGCGGCGTTCTACGTCAACCGCACCGTTCGCTCGATGCTGCGTCAGGCGATCCTCGACAAGATCGCGAACAACCTGACGTTCGAGGCCATCGCCGGCAAGCGCGTCGTCGCCTTCGACGGCGTGCCGGTGCGCCGCGTCGATTCGATCCTCAACACCGAAGCCGTCGTCTCGTAAGCGGCGCACTCAGGAGAACCAGCATGATCCTCGACGAACGCGCGGAATTCTGCGACGCCACTGCCCTCAACACGGGTGCGGCCGGCATCTACCTGATCGGCGACGTGATGGACCTCACGGTCGCGCGGGACATCGGCAACGCCGACGACCTGTACTTCGTGGTGCAAGTGGACACGGCCGTCACGTCGGCCGGTGCCGCCACCGTGCAGTTCACGCTCGCCTCGGACGCGCAAGCGGCCATCGCGACGGACGGCTCGGCGACCGTACACTTCGCGAGCGCCGCGATCGGCAAGGCGACGCTGATCGCCGGCTACACCGCGGTCGCGACGAAGCTGCCGCGCGAGGGCGTCGCCTACGAGCGCTACCTCGGCGTGCTCCAGACCACGGGCACCGCGGCGCTGACGGCGGGCAAGGTGAACGCCTTCCTCACCCCGCACTTCGCCAAGTGGAACCCGCAGGCGGACGGCATCTAACCGATGCGCGTCATCGCCAAGCTGACCGGCTTCTACCGTGGCGCACGACGCCGCGCGGGCGCCGAGTTCGACATGGCCGAGTCGGACATGAAGCGCGGCAAGGACGGCGAACCCGTCCTGCCGTCGTGGGTTGCGCCGGCCACCGCCGAGGAGAAGGCCGCGCTCGGCGAGGCCGATGCGATCGAAGCGAAGCGTGCTCGGGCGGCAGTCGTCGCGTCCGCCGGCCCGAAGCGCTTCGCGAAGCCGGCCGTGAGGGACATCGACGCCGACCTCGCAGTCTGAGGCGGCGGGCCGCAGGGTAGGACGAGAGGGCGCGGCGACGCGCCCTTTTCATTTCGCGAGGTGAGCCAGTGGCGAGCGTAGTGGATATCTGCAATCTGGCGCTGGCGCACATCGCCAAGCCCGCGGACGTGACGGCGATCGACCCCCCGGACGGCACCGCCGAGGCGGACCACTGCGCGCGGTTCTACCCGATCGCACGCAACGAACTGTTGGAGCGCCACGACTGGCGCTTCGCCACGCGCCGCACCACGCTCGAAGAGCTTGCCGACAACCCGCAGGAGGCGTTGTGGGCGTTCGCCTACGGGCGTCCGAACCTCGCGATCCGCATCCTCTCCGTGCTCCTGCCGGCGTCCACCGACGACGCCGAGACGCAGAAGTTCGTCGAAGAAACGAACGAGGACGGGAGCGGCATCGTCTACACGGACGTTGAAGACGCGCAGGTTCGCTTCACTTGGCTGCAAGAGGACACGGCCAAGTACACGCCGCTCTTCGTCGTGGCGCTCTCGTGGAAGCTCGCCGAGTACCTCGCCGGGCCGCTCACGAAAGACCCGAAGGTCGTGCGCGCCTGCGCCGAGATGGCGGAAGCGACGTTCCTGCGCGCCGCTGCCGCGGACGCGAGCACGAAGCAACTGCGCATGCGCGACACGTTCACGCCCGCCCACTTCGCCGCGCGTAGCAACTGATGATCGCGAAGACGCACACGCGCTCGTTCGCGGGCGGCGAAATCGCGCCGGAACTCTACGGCCGCATCGACTTGACGAAGTTCCAGACGGGGCTCGCCAAGTCCGAGAACTTCTGGATTCTGCCGCACGGCCCGGCACAGAACCGGCCGGGCTTCCAGTTCGTGAACGAGGCGAAGGACTCGACGCGCGCGGTGCGTCTGATTCCGTTCGCCTACTCGACCGAGCAGACCTTCGCGATCGAGTTCGGGCACCAGTACATCCGTTGGCACACGAACGGCGGCACGCTTCTCGAAACCGGGCTCGCGATCACCGGCATCACGCAGGCGAGTCCCGGCGTGCTCTCGTACACCGGCACCGATCCCTCGAACGGCGACTGGATGTACCTCTCGGGGATCGGCGGCATGACGGCGCTGAACGGCCGCTATGTGAAAGTCGCGAACGTGAACGGCGGCGCGAACACGTTCGAGTTGACGGACCTGTGGGGCGCGAACATCGACACGAGCGCGATGGGCGCCTTCACCGCGGGCGGGACCGCAGCGCGCGTTTACACGCTCACCACGACCTACACCGAGAGCGAGCTTTTCGACATCCACTTCGTCCAATCGGCCGACGTGCTGACGCTCGTGCACCCCTCGCATCCGGTGCGCGAACTGCGCCGCGTGTCGGCGACGAACTGGACGCTCACCGCGCCGACCTTCGCGCCGGGCATCGCCGCGCCGGGGGCGCCCACGGCCACGGCGGGTGGCCCCGGCGGGGGCACGCCGGTCACGTACTACTACAAGACGACCGCGCTCGCTACCGACACGTTGGAGGAGTCGCTCGCGAGCGCGAGTGCGAACGCCTCGCGCGACCTAAGCGTCGCGGGCAATTACATCGACGTGACGCCCGCGGCCGTGGCGGGCGCCGTGCGCTACAACGTCTACAAGCTCTCGAACGGCCTCTACGGCTACATCGGGCAGACGGACGGCTCGGCTTTCCGCGACAGCAACGTCACGGCCGACGTGTCGCAGACGCCGCCCGAGGCGAACGCGCCCTTCGGTTCCGCCGACAACTACCCC